GACAGGCGTATCGGTTCCGGCTGATGGGACCGTGCCATTGTCGATGTTGCCGACCGAGATGGTGCATTGACCGGCGCTGACCGCGACCACCTGGACGTTGTAGTACTTGGCCGTCCCAGCCGTCAGGCCGGATTTGATGCTCGTCACCACCACATCACCGGCCTCGATGGCGCTGTTCGTCAGCACGAACTGGTCAGCCTCGTGACCGGAGATCGACGCCGCAAAGAGCGTGATCTGACCGCAGATGGCATTCAGCGTCACCCCGGTCGTGCGTGAAGTACCTTGAGTCTGCACAGCGCCCGCGCCGGTCGCGTACCCCACACCACCGGACGCCGAGGTCGAGCGGATGGAACTCGCCGCCGTCACCGCACCGGCCTTGGTCACTTGGAACCGCGCAGCACCGCCCACCAGCAGGTTGAGCAGCATCGACCCTGCGGCACTGGCCGTGTCGGTCACATCCATCTTGATGGCCGAGAAGGTCGTTGCGACGTTGTTCCAGACCGCCACGAGGTCAGACACCGCACCACCGGCCAGCGCCTTGGCCGTGATCTTCTTCGTCTCCGTGGAGCCGGTGTCAACGATGGCGAGGACGTCCGCAGCCGAGTCGAGGTCGGTCTGCGCCAGCGACGTGAACTGGCTGATCTTCTTCGTCGCCATTACATTCCGCCGCCGAGCAGCCTCGTGGTACCGACACCGCCCTGCGCCCGGGTCTCAGGCGTGGACATCATCGTCGCAGCACGACCGCGCCGACGGCGCATCCGGCCAGACTCGATCTCGCGCTGCTTCGCCATGTCGGTTTCGGGGGCAGGCGGGGGCGGTTCGATTTTGGGCATCTTGGGCTTGAACAGGCCGGACATAACGCACCTCGCGGTCGATGTTGGCGCGAGTCTAGCCCAACACCGAGTAATCTGCTACCGCCACCCCCGGGCCACCCCGGCGCACCGTCCCTCGGAACGGACGCCGACCCTTGGCAAGGTACCGCAGGGCGTCAGCGTAGTGGCTCGTCCAGTCATGCAGCGGGCGGTCCTTGAACCGCTGCAGCCGCTCGTCGTACTCGCGACGGTACTGCCGGATGGCATCCATGGCCCGGGTCATCCGCGCCGCCGCCTCGTCTGCCGTCTCGCCGGGGAACGGGTCAGGCCGCTTGTTCCACTCGACCACCGGCAGCATCTGGCGCACCGCCTGGATGCCATCGTCCACCGAGTCGGCCTCGAGCACCCGAGGCTTGAGGCCGTAGCCCGCCGCTGTCTCGAGCCGGGACTTGCCCGAGCCCCACTCCTTCACCGCGCCATCGTGCGGCCAGATGTGGTCACCGTACACGTAGTCCATGGCGAGGAGCTTCTTCGCGTACCAGTCGAGCCCGACGCCGGAGCCTTCGAGCACGTTGATGATGCGCACCTTCTGGCCGATCAGCTGGTAGAACCAGACCACCGTCGAGTCGCCGATGCCGATGTCCCACGCCGTCCCGACCGGCTGGCCGATGACGTGCGGGAACTCGTCCACCCGCCCACCCTGCTCGGCCTTGAGGATGGCATCGCCGTAGTACGCGCCGGGGATGTCGGCGTCAAAGTCGCAGTAGTACTCCTGCCGGATGATGGCCTCGGCTTCCTTGTCGCCGCGCTCGACCCGCAGCTCTTTGCGCTCGCGATCGATGGTCTCCATCGGGATGGCCTTCGTGTCCTCGACCGTCAGCACCTGACCGAACCACGCCGGGTCCTTGCGGGCGTAGTCCACCAGACGGGCAAAGTGATTCCGCCCACGCGGGGTCGAGATGAATATCGCCCAGCCGTTGTTTTCGGCAAGGATGGGACGCAGGAACGCCCAAGCATTCGGGTCGGCGAGGGCGTACTCGGAGAACACGACGCCCATGGGCGGCGAGCCGATCAGGCTGTTGTAGTTGTCCGACCCCACGACCTGCCACGTCGAGCCGTTCTTGAACCGGATGAACATGTCCTGTTCGCGGGTCGTCTCGCGCAGCTCGAGCGGGAAGGCAGCATCGATGCGCCGCCGCCCGGTGTGCGGGTCCACCGCGTCCCAGATGGCCTTTCTGGACTGGTTCGCCTGCGGAAGCATGTGCCAGATACCGCCCACCCGCGTCATGGCAGACACAGCCGCCCAGTGCAGGGAGATGTCGTCCTTGCCGGACCTGCGGTGCCACGCCAAGGCGAGACGCTTGCAGCCCTTCTCCAGAGCGCCCCACGCCTCCAACTGGTAGGGGCGGGGGGACCAGCCGTTAGCCGGAAGGCTTATCGGCATCGGTGAACCGCACGACATTGACGGTCAGGCCTACCTCGCCCTTGTGCTCGAGGTCGAGCTTGTCGCCGTAGCGCTTGGGCTTGAGCTTGGAGGCTACCCACTTGCGGGCGTCCACCATGATGCGCTTGTGGTTCGCGTCGATGGTCTCGTCGTCCGCGATCTCGATGATGCGGTCGGCGTGGGCCTCGGCTTGGTCTTCGCGTGCGCGTGCGTACTGTGTAACAAAGTCTGGCTTTTCGTTCAGCCACTTGGAGATGGTCGGCCACGATGGCATCCCGTCATCCCCACAGATGGAGCGCAGGGACTCGCCGGAGGCCAGCCGCTCACAGATGCGGTCGGCCAGTTCCTGCGAGTAGATGGACGGTCTTCCCCTTGGCATCACTTAGCCATCAGGCGGCGGGCGGCGGCACCCTTCCCGGCGCTCTTGGCCGAGCGGCGGGCGGTCTCGAGGGCGATGGCGACGGCCTGCTTCTGCGGGCGTCCGGCGCGGACCTCGGTCGAGATGTTCCGCGAGATGGTCTTCTGGCTGTAGCCCTGCTTGAGCGGCATGGTCACTTCCCCTTGTTGCGGTTGCTGATCGCCTTGGCCTTCGCCTTGGCGTCTTCCTTCGAGCTCGCGCCCCATGCCTTGAGGGCGAGGGCGAGGCGGGTCGGCTTGCCGTCCTTCCCGACCATCGGGCCGGGCATGTTGCCCATTCGCGCCAAGAATGATGCGCGGCGCGGGTTATCCCCTGACTTCACCGGGGCCTTGAGGTTCATCCCCTCGGCCTTGGCAGAGCGGCGACCGGCCTCGTTCAGACCGCCCTTCGGGTTCTGCCCTGCCTTGCGCTGCCATGCGGCGGTCTTCATACGACGTTCACGTCTCTCGGCTCCTGCGGTCTACCACCCGGGCCACCCGGTACCGGCGTAGGTGTCGGGCCACCGAGTCCCGCAGCTGCGACACCGACCGAAGGCCGGACCACCCGCTGCACCCTGCCGACCGCGCCGCCGAGTCCACCACGGGACGAAAGCCTCACGGCCTGCTCTGACCCGAACGGCTGCTCTGTGTCGCCAAGTCTAAGCGCTTTCGACCCCGGAAGCGAGGGATTCAGCCGTATGACGGGCGGCTCCTCGCCGTATCTCGGGAGGCCTGTCCACCCGCCGCCGCCGCCCACGCCGAGCAGGTTGACACCCGGCAGCGTGATCGGGATGACGATGGGGATGTCCCACGAGCTGCCCCACGAGTCGCCCCATGAGACCCCCCAGCAGCTGTTGCCCTTGACCGGCCCCCATCCCGAGCCCCATGACAGGCCCCAGGACTGGCCCCATGCACTCACACAGGACCCCACGGGTCGAGCAGCGTGCCGGAACCCTTGACCGTGTAGGCGTTGACCTTGCGGATGTCGCTGCGGATCGGCGTCGTCTCAGCCGCGAGCAGGGTCGCCGTCGCGTTGTCCGAGGCGGTCGGCGGGGCGGTATAGCCCGAGGTGGCGAGGCGGCTCGAGGTCGTCACGTCAATGCGCGAGAGTTCGGTCGCGAGTTCCGTGCGCACCGAGGCCGGGGTCGCAAGGGTCGGGGTCGCGCTCGGGGCGCTGGCCGTGCCGTCGATGCCGAGCCGGTTGCGGATGTGCTCGCGCTCGGTCGAAGTCCAGTCCGTGCCGCCACCAGAGGATGCGTCGTCGAGCGCCTTGCCGGTCGTGCCTGCCGTGGTGTGGCCGGACAGAACCTCGTCCCAGACTGCACCAGCGATGGTTGCGGCTGAGTCAGGGGCGGTGTAGCCGGAGGTGGCAAGGCGGGTCGAGACGGCCACATCGATGCGGCCCAGCTCGGTCGTGAGCTCGGAGCGGACGGCGGTCGCGTTGGCCGAAGCCGTCGGCGGCACCGTATAGCCCGAGGTCGCAAGCCGGGTCGAGGTGGCGACGTCGATGCGGGCGAGCTCGGTGGCGAGCTCGGAGCGCACCCCGGTGGCGATCTCCGTGACCGCCGAGGCGGCAAGCGCCGTCGAGGTGATGACGTCCGTGCCGATGCTCGACACCGTGACGGATTCCCCAGGCAGACCGGCGAACACCTGTTCGCGCAGGTCGATGGGGTCGGCACCAGTAGCCGTCGCCCGCAGCACCAGATCCCCGAGCGTGTCGGTGTGTGCCGTGGTGAGGGCGACGCTGTACCAGCCGTCGCTGCGGTCGGTCACGGTCGGGGTGATGGAGGCGAAGGCCGCGCCGTTCTTCGACAGCGTGATGGTCAGGGTCGCGCCCGCCAGCCCGGTGACGTGGTCGGTCGAGTCGGTCAGGAAGACCATCACATTTCGGGCTGTGGACTGCTTGAGCATGGTCTATCCCTTGTTCACGACTCGCGACTTCGAGTAGGTGTTGCCGCCACCACCGCCAGAATAAGTGCCGGTGAACTCCGTCCCGTTCGCGCCATAGGATACACCGAGTTTCACGTCGGCCTCGGCAGGCTGCTCGAGCGTGCCGGTGAAGTCGTTGCCATTCGGGCCGTACAGGACGCCCTGATCGACGTCGCCCACCGGGGGGAATGTGCCGCTCACCGTCGGCGGGTAGTAGAGGATGGTCGCCTCGATGTCATAGTTGTGGAACGTCGAGGCCGCGCCGCGCAACGGTTCTTGCGAGAGTTCCTGGAACCTTCCACCGACTAGCGCCAAGCCCTGCCCCGGCGTCACGATGATGCCACTCCCAGGCGCGGCGTCGAGCATCAAGCAATCGTCCATCGTCGAGGACTGGAATCCGATGGCGTTACCGATGCCGACGTTCGGGAAGATGTTGGTGTACGTCTTGCGGGTGAACACCCCGGCGTTGAGCTGCGCGTTCAACCACGCTTGTAGACCCGCGCCAGAAGCCTGATAGGCAAAACCGTGCGTGGTGTACATGTCGGGTTGCCACTCGCCGGGCAGGCGAATCTGCATCGGCCCGACCGACACCTTGAGACTGCTCGGCGCGGTCTTCGAGGTGTCGGCGCTGATGACCGTGGCCGCATCGCCGCGCATCGAGTACCCGTCCATCCGCATCAAGCGCAGGCCGGGAGTCAGGGCAGATTCGCCGTCCATCGGCAGGAACATCATCTTGACGGCCAGCGTCACGCCCGAACCGCTGCCGTTCATGATGGCGTACAGCGCCCCGCCGATCGTGCGGTCGGTGCCGACATCGGTCGAGCGGCAGACGTAGGTCGCGCCCGTCGTCGTGTTCGTGACCACCGCCGAGACGATCATCGAGTGCGGCAGGCCGAACTCCTCTTGCACGAGTGCGATGCCCTCGCCAGCCCGAAGGATGATGGGCTCCACGTCCACGCTCTCGCCACCCCGCCACACGTCGGAGAAGTGCGACTTCTGGTGCGTGACCATCGACCCGCCGTAGGTGCGCGACGAGAACTGCGAGTTCGCTGTCTGGACGCCATACGCCGGGGAGTCGTTGATGCGTCGAAACCGCGCCGTCGTGGTCACGCTGTTCGGGTTGTTGACTACCGTGACCTGAGAAGGAAACGAGGCGTCTGCCGTGTCCATCTTGATCGGCGCAACCGTGTCGCCGCCCGTCACCGCGCTCACACGATACAGCCCGAGTAGGCCACCCGTCCTCGCAGTACCAGTCGAAGCAGGCGCAGCCGGAGACACCCGCAGAGACACGAGCTCGAAATAGGCGCGGTCGTCAGTCGCGTCGTTCTCGATGGCGAGGAAGGCGTCCTCAAGAGGCCGCACGTCCACCGCGTTGAGGCGCAGGTAGTACGTCTCAGGCATCGGGCGGCTCCGTCACGACCTCGAAGCGGGTGTAACGCCCCTCCACCTTGCAGGCCGGGCAGGTGATCGGCGGGGAATACCCGCCGACCCCGCCGTTCAGGTCTTGCTGAACCCGGTCGGCCAGCTCCTGCTCCACCGCCCACTCATGGCCGCAGCTCTTGTGGCGCAGGGCGGGCATGGGTTACGACGCCGAGTCGGTGAACTCGATTTCGAGGTCCGCGCTACCGACCGCAGAGGTGCCGGAATGGAACAACTGGAAGCCCTGCGTGGCGCGGCAGGTCACCGGCTCGACGTTGGTGTCGCCGTACCCGGCGTTCCAGATCTCGGCGAACGGGACCAGCGTCAGCCAGTTGGCCTGCGTGGTACCGCCGACGATGGGCTCTTCGTTGACGAACAGGAAGCGCCGGAAGATGTCCGAGCCGGTCGTGGTCTGGTTGGTGCCGCAGGTCGTCGCCGCGTCAAGCGCCGACGAGCTCGTGTCGTGCTTGACCGGCGTCACCGCCGTGCCGCCAGACGCCGCCGTGATTCGGCGAACCTGACCAGTCGTGAGCACGCCAGTCACCGCCGTTACACCGTTGTTGAACCAGTAGGCGCGATACACACGAATGACGCGGGCGGTCGCCGTGCCGTTGAACACGTTGAGCATGTCCTTCGACGATGCGTAGGCGATAGCGCCGCCAGTTGCTCTCCAAGTCGCAGCCATGTTATCTCGCTCCCAAAGTGATGACCTTGCCGGTGCCTTGATTGGCGCTGTATACCGCGATGTCGCCGCTGCCGTCCATCTGCGGACCCGCAGCCCACTGCTTGACCTTGCCCTCGCGCAGCGCCGTCACGCTCGCATCGAGGTCGTCCCGAGTGTCACCGGGCATCAGCCCCAAGCGCCGCCCGGCCTGTATCTTGAGCATGAAGTCCACGCACCGCTTCACCGCCCACTCAGGGACAGGCGACTCGACCCGCAGCAGCCACGATCCGAGGGCCGGTCGCCACTCCATCGCAGGCTGTCTCATTTACGCTTCAACTCGGTCTTGACGGACTCGCGAAACGCCTTCGCGGTCGGCGCACCCTTGCTGCCGGGCTTGCGCATCTTCTCGCCGGAACCGGCCTTGATGCGCTCGCGCTTGGCGTGGATGTTCGCGTACAGTCCAGGCATCTCGTTCCCTCACGCTGCTTCGGGCTTGCGCACCTTCGCGCCACGCACGAACTCGACCTCGACCTTGGGCGGGGGCGGCGGCTCACAGTCGGGACACCGCACCCACCCGCCAGACCAGTCGGCCACCCAGCCGCTGCTGTTGCAGTTGAGGCAAGGCTTCCGCTCAGTCTCGGTCATGCCCCAAGTCTAACCCCCCGGCTACCGCTGCGGCAACTCGCCACGGATCAGCGGCAGGGCATCCTCAAGGCGCATCACCACGAGCCACCCCTTACCGTCACCCCGGCAGGCCACCACCGGGATGTCGCCGGGGCCGGATGCACGGACGGCCTGCTCGACCCATTCGTGAACGGAAATGCCCTTCCGGCGCTTGACCTCCCACCGGAACTGGCCGGTCGTGATGTCGTCCCCGCCGTCACGGGCCTGCCCGATGTTGCGCTTGACCGCCCAGCCGAGTTGGTCGCTCAGGATCTGCGCCAACTCGCGCTCACCGGCTGCGCCCTTACGTCTCTGACTTGCGCCCATCGGACCCCCTCTGGTGGTAGACCTTTAGCCCGCGATTGATTATGCCGTGGATGGTGCTCACCGGAACCCCGAGCTCGCGGGCGAGTTCCTTGTTCGTCGGCAGCATCGCACGAGCCGCCTTCACATCGAGGACCCGCTGGTACTGCGCCAGCGTCACCGATGGGGGCCTGCCTGCACTGCGCTTCACGACATCACCTCCACGAGCATGGCGAAAAACAGCAGGATGCCGAGGAGCACGATCGCAGCGTCCCGCAGCAGCCGGAAAAGACCGTCGAAGTCGGGCGGCTTCTCCATCACAGCACCAGCCAGACCGCCACCGCCACCACCGCGCAGATGACCACAGCGCGGGTCGCGAGCTCGGCCACGCGGTCCCCGATCACGACTGCACCCCTTCAAGCGTCTCGAGGTAGGCCTCGAAGTCTGGCGTCGGCTCGAAGGCGTCCAGGTCGTAGCTGAAGACGTCGCCGTCAGACCAGAACACCCAGAAGAGCTTGTCCTTGTAGACCCAGCAGCCCGCCGCGCTGACCCGACCACCTTGGTCGCGGATGAACACAAACCGCTTGTCCTTCTCACGCGGGCAAGGGCGGCTCGTGAACATGATCTGCCCGCCCGCCTTGTTCTCGACGGTGCCGATCAGCATCGGCGGCTCAGATCCCCACGCCGTCGAAACCATCAGCACGGCCACGGCCAGCCACTTAGTCACGGTTTGCATCTTCGCTCTCCTCTACGGTGTCTTCTACGCGCTCGAGAAGGTCGTCGAGCTCCCATTCGGCCAGCTGCTCCTTCCCGTGCAGCACGCACCAGGCGGGGTCCATCCGGCGCAGGGCGTCGCGCACGTCGCGCAGCAAATCGTGCCTCTCTCGAAGCAGCCGGAGCAGCCTCATGCGCTCGCTCATTTGCTCCCCCTCGCACGGATGGCCTCGGCGCAGTCTCTCGCCGTCATCGGGTTGGCGTAGTTGTCCACGCTGTCTGCAATCTCCGCACACGCCTCCCGCTCGGCCTCGACCGCTGCCTCAATCTCGCGCCGCCTGTTCACGCACAGGGGCTTCTGGCAGTCAGGGCCGCAGGAGTGGATGGACTGCGCCTCGCGGTGGGCGATGACGAGGGCGGCGAAGCGTTCAAGTTCCGCAAGAATTTGGTCATCGCTTCTGGTGTAAACACCGCCTCTTTTAACCACGCATTCTGCGGGGGTCAGGACAGAAAACCCCGCCTCCCGCGCCATCCTGATGATGTCCTCGCGTGTCATTTCCTATGCACTCCATTCCAACATTTAATCAACTGGTCTTGTGCGTTAAGCAGGTTCCAGAAATCAGCATTCAGAGATAGTTCCATTCCACAATGCTCGTCTTTATCTTTAGTGCATTCGATGAAAAGTGTCTGCCAGTCTTTGCCGTAGTACTCAATAGTACCAGTAGCATCTAAACGCGCAGATGATCCACACATTGGACAAGGTAAAATTTCCTCGCGTGTCATGTGTCCTCCTTCCTGATCCCGTGGAACCGCTCGGCGGCGCGCCACCCGGCGCGGTAGTCCAACCAAAAAAGGCAAACGGTCGCGCCGTATGCCGCAAAAACTTGCTCGTGAGTCGCAGGCTCCCGCGTGGCGTCCGGCTGCGGGGTGGGGTATGCTTCACCGGTTGGAGCGTTGGTCTGACCTGCGCCGACACCACTACGGGCCGGGGCTGCAACCTCGGCCCGTTCCTTTTTCGGCTCCGCAAGCGCGGGGTAGCCCATCTCGACGCTGAATCGCTGCTTCATTGCGGACTGCACCTCTGCCAGATGCTCCGTCCAACTTGGGTCGGCGGGGTTTTTCAGTATCTTCTCTCGCTGCCGCTCGCAGATCGTGACGCACTCCTTGACAGCCGCCTCAACCGCTCGGGCGATGGCGTCCGGCTGCGGTGGTGCGGCGGCGAGGGCGGCGCGGAAGCCGTCGAGAAACTCAAGCGACGGCGCGGGTCGCGGCATCATCGCCTCGACTTCATCTTCCGAGGCAACTCGCAAGGAATCCTTGACAGATGGCTCCGGCTCCGCGAGCGCGGCGTCGAGGGCGGTGCGGAGGGCGTCCATAATGTCGTACCATTCAATCGATGCTGCTGGCGGGTAAATCTCTGAACTCCAAGCCTCCCGTATCTGCTCAACCACAGCGCGGGGCAGGGTGATGTGGCTCACGGCTTCACCTCCTTGATCGCGTCGATGGCTCTTAAGGCCCAATCGTTCGCATCCCTCGTGGCGCGAAGCGCGTTCGCCGCAAG